GATACAACGATACTGATTGGCTCAAATCCCAATCAGCCACAAGTTGTAGGAGCAGTAAACTTTAGAATAAGCAACGAAGAAAAGGCAAAAGTCCTTCCTGAGCCTTCTGGATACCGTATTTTGGTAGCTATTCCAGAGCAAGAAAAGGAATATGAAAGCGGGATCATCAAAGCTGATTCCGTTATGCATACGGAAGAGCTACTTTCCACCGTATTCTTCGTAGTTAAGATGGGTCCTGACTGTTATAAAGACAACACAAGGTTCCCAACTGGACCATGGTGCAAAGAAGGTGACTTTATTCTAGCCAGACCAAACTCTGGCACACGATTAAAGATCCACGGACGAGAATTTAGGATCATTAATGACGATTCTGTAGAAGGAATAGTCCAAGATCCCCGTGGCATAACCAGAGTATAAGGAGAAAATAATGCCAGATATGGAAATGACGGAATATAAATTCCCAGATGAAGTTGATAATTCAAAGCCAGAAGATGAGGAATTAGAGCCTATTGAAATTGAGGTTATAGACGATACACCAGAAGAAGATAGGGCTAATTCAGAGCCTATGCCTAAGGAAATCGTTGACGAACTTGATAACGATGACCTGGAAGCCTTTACTGGAGAGGCAAAAAAGAAATTGTTGCAGATGAAAAAGGTCTACAACGATGAACGCAGAGCCAAAGATGCTGCAGATAAGGAACGTCAAGAAGCTGTAGACTTTGCTACAAAAATTCTTGATGAAAACAAACGGCTTAAGACAAAACTATCTGCTGGTGAACAAACTCTTGTAAATAATTACAAAGAAAACGTTTCTCGTGAACTAGAACAGGCTAAACAGGCTTATAAGGACGCTTATAACTCTGGAGACTCTGATCTTTTGGTTGATGCCCAAGAAAAACTGACTGATGTAAAGTTAAAAGTTCAGGATTTAGAAAGATATCAACCACAATATTCACAAGAGGCTTTACAAAATCAAGAAAATGAGTTACAAATACAACAACCCCAACGTTTGGACTCAAAAACCCAAGCGTGGCTGGACAAAAACAGCTGGTATGGGAGTGATGATGATATGAGTTTCCTAGCAATGGGGATTCATAGGCGCCTTGAGCGTGAAGGAGTAGCAATAGGCTCTGATCACTATTATGGCGTGATTGACAAAGAAATGCGTCAACGTTTCCCAGAGAAATTTGGGATAGCTGAAGAGACCAAATACTCTTCTGAGGTAGAGACCAAACACTCTACAAAAACTAGTAAGCCGAGCACAGTAGTTGCGCCAGCCACTAGGTCTACCTCTCCAAAAAAAGTCAGACTTACGCCAACGCAGTTACAACTGGCAAAGAAATTTAATCTAACACCAGAGCAATACGCTCGTGAACTTACAAAATTGGAGTCCAAAAATGGCTGAAAACAGAAAACCTCGTGAAATAGAAACTCGTCAACAATTAGTGCGTCCAGAAGCATGGAAACCACCAGAGTTGTTGCCAGAACCAGATAAGCAAGCAGGTTTTGCATATCGTTGGATCAGGGTATCTACTTTAAATAATGCGGACCCCCGCAATCTCTCTGCCAAACTCAGAGAAGGATGGGAACCCGTTAGGGCTGAGGAGCAACCTAAGTTTCAACTATTAATTGACCCCAATAGTCGCTTTAAGGACAACATTGAGATAGGCGGATTATTGCTTTGCAAGACTCCAAAGGAATTTGTTGAACAGCGCAATAAGCATTATCAAACACAGGCTGAAAACCAAATGGATGCTGTAGACAGTAGTCTTATGCGTCAAAGTGACCCAAGGATGCCTCTCTTTAGTGAGAGAAAATCTACGACAACTTTTGGTAAAGGTAGTTAATTTTAATTTAATTTAGGAGTTTATTATGGCTTATCCAACCGTAAGCGCTCCGTATGGACTAAAACCAGTTAATTTAATTGGTGGTCAGGTCTTTGCGGGTGCAACTCGCCAAATGGAAATTGCAAGTGGCTATGCTACAAACATTTTTTTTGGCGATTTAGTAAAACGTATTTCTGATGGAACAATCGCAAAAGATACTGGCACAACTACAGCTACACCTTGCGGTATTTTTTTAGGTGTTAACTTTACCAATGCATCTACTGGACAAGTACAGCAACAACAGTACTATCCAGCTAGTCAGGCAATCAAATCTGGAACTAAGATTTTTGCAGTCATTGCAGATGATCCTGACACATTGTTTCAAGTAGCTGTTGTTTCTGGAACCACTGTTATCTCTGGTGTCGGTATTACCGCTATTGGAAATAATGCTACATTGGTACAGAATGCAGGTAGCACCACGACAGGTAACTCTGCCGTAGCTATTTTGGACTCTACTGCAACAACAAACACTTTGCCTATTCGTATAATTGACGTAGTACGGGACACCGCTACTGCTACTGATAACTTCCCTGAAGTTATTGTTAAAATTAATGCGACTATGCATCAGTACAACAACGCAACTGGCGTATAAGGAGCATTTAAATGGCTATTTCAAGAGCACAACTACTGAAAGAGTTGCTCCCAGGATTGAACGCTTTGTTCGGGCTTGAGTACGCAACATATGGTGAACAACACAAAGAGATCTACAATACTGAGACCTCTGAGCGTTCGTTCGAAGAAGAAACAAAACTGTCTGGCTTCTCCGCAGCACCAGTCAAAAACGAAGGTTCTGCCATCGCTTATGACAATGCTCAAGAGGCTTTCACAGCTCGTTATAACCACGAAACTATTGCCCTTGGCTTTAGCTTGACTGAAGAAGCAATCGAAGATAACCTCTACGATTCTTTATCAGCTCGCTACACTAAGGCTTTGGCTCGTGCTATGGCATACACCAAGCAAACTAAAGCAGCTTCCGTTCTAAACAACGGTTTCTCTGCTGGCGTATATGCTGGTGGTGACGGTGTGGCTTTATTTAGCACTGCTCATCCACTAGTGTCTGGTGGTACTAACAGCAACACTCAAGCCACAGCTGCTGACCTGAATGAGACTTCTTTGGAAGCCGCAGTTATTCAGATCGCTGCTTGGACAGATGAGCGTGGTTTGTTAATTGCTGCTAAACCTAAGAAATTGATTGTTCCACCATCACTACAGTTCGTTGCAACTCGTTTGCTTGAAACTCAATTGCGTGTTGGTACAACCGATAACGACATTAACGCTATCGTAAACAATGGTTCGATTCCAGATGGTTATACAGTAAATAACTACCTGACCGACACCAATGCTTACTTCATCTGCACCGATGTTCCAAATGGTATGAAGCATTTTGTTCGTACTCCTTTGAGCACTGGCATGGATGGTGACTTTGATACTGGTAACGTCCGTTACAAGTCTCGTGAGCGTTATTCTTTTGGATTCTCGGATCCACTAGGAATGTGGGGTTCTCCTGGTGCTTAATTAGCCCCAGAGAAATAATAAAACCCCGCCCAAAAAGCGGGGTTTTTACTTGTGATATACTACTTCTGAGCGCTTTTGCTCACACACACAACACACAGGAGTTTTATTATGAATCCATTTGAATTACGCTATCAATTACTTGAGTCCGCTAAAAGTATGCTAGAGGTGCAGTTTCATGCCACAATGCAACTTTGGAACTTAAATGGCAAAATTGGTGATCCCCCTAAGTTTCCTTCCTTCCAAGATATTCTTGATCGAGCTGCGGAAATGAATAAGTTTATAAGCGAAAGCAAATAAGCTAAGACCCCGCCCACAAAGCGGGGTTTTTTATGTAAAAACTCTTGCACATTAATAAAAAAGTAGTAATATAGTAGGAACTGGGAAAACCAGCTTATTAAACTGTCCCAGCAGACGCATACACGATTAATAGGCTTACTTTGTATGGAGATATATTATGGGTTTTGCTACACACCTAGGTCCTTGGCTACTCGGAACCGTTAAAAACACTACTGGCACTACTGCTGGCTTAGTCCGTAACACAGGTTGCACTGATGTTTCCCAGTCAGCTGTTACCACTGTTGCCGATACAACTGCAACTACATTGATGGCTATTCCTGCTGGGTCAAGAATTATTTCAATAACTGTTGACATTACTACCGCTTACGCT